TGATGCCTGACCCGGGACGCCACAGGTCGCGGAGATCGACTCCGACGGCTTGTAGGTCGTAGGCCAACGCCCAGCCGTGCTCGTCGATCAGCTCGCCGAGCCGGACGCTTCCCCCGGCTGGGACCTCGTCATGTACAGCTGGAAAACGCGGGCGAGGTCGTTGTCGTCGGCGAGCCCGTCCGACCACGCCCGCCACTTCACCTCGTCGGCGGCGGCGATCTCGAGCACCTCGTCCATCAGCCCGAACAGCTCATCGACGTCGGCAGACAGCCGCATCCGCAGCGCCTGCAACTCCGGCGTCACCTTCGTGGTGGCGGCCAGCTTCTTCGCGCGGCGCTGCACGTCCTTCACGGTGTCCTCGAGCGCGGTGCACTCGGCGAACTTCCGCTTGAACCGAGCTCTGCGGCTACGGGGCCGCAACTCCAGGAACGGGACGAGTTCCGGCACCCCGGGCGGGTACTCGGTGAGCACGCCGGCGTCGGCCGCGAGCGCGTCGATCAGCGAGTTCTCCACGTCGGCGTCAGGCTCGACAGGGTCGGGTGTGGTCATGGTGGTATCTCCCAGGCTTCCCCAGGCTCAATTCGATGCAGGTGGTTGGTGGGCGGTGAGCCTGGGAGCGTCGCCCACCAACCAGTCCAGGATCAGGCGACGGAGTCGCCGATGAAGTCCATGAGGTTCGACCCGGTCACCTGCAGCACGGTGGCGCGCAGCGGGAACGCGAGGAACCCTTCGACGTCGACCTCGACGTCGTCATCGGACCGGATGGAGACCTTCGGCATATACATGCCGACCTCGTTGGCGCCATCCACGATGCGGATATACATGGCGCGCTCCGCGGTACCGGACGCCGACGTGACACCGAACCGACCCGGGGTGGAGATGTCGCCGCCCGGGAAGTACAGGCCCAACACGTTCTGGTCGACCTGGTGCGCGAACAGGGTGACGGCCAGCGTGGTGGGGTCGACCCGCTCACGCAGGGAGTCGTTCTGCCACGTACCGAGAACCTCGGAGTCGCCACCGTCGCGGGTGATGGTGAGGCCGTCGTCGCGGGAGGTGTGGCCGAGGTTCTCCCACGGGCTGGCCGGCGCCGTCAGTGAGGCGGGCTCAGCGGTCTCGGCCGGGGCGATGTACACAAAGCCCGTCCCGGGGATGAACACCGCATCGTCGGTGAGTGCCATGGGTGGCGGTCCTTTCGGGGAGCGTGACAAGGCCACGCCCCGACATGGCGGCGACGTGGAACAGGGATACGGAGGGTGGTGCTAGGCGCCGCGGATGCGGAGCTCGTAGGTGGCGACGTAGCGGCCCAACTGCGGGAGGTCGACGTCGGAGATCTCGAGCGGGCCCGAGGACTCACGGATGCTGGAGATCCAGCCCGTGCCGCCGGGGACGCTGATCACCCGCTGGGTGCGGTACGCGGTCCAGAGGATGCGCCGCACCTCATCGCACAGATCCGACGCGGCCCGGTAAGGGTCGACCGCGCCCGGTGCGTTCGGGTCAGGCGGGGGCGCGGTCCAGGCTTGGGTGTTGATGTAGGGGGTGTCGAAGAACTCCGGGGCGGATGAGTCGCCGCCGGTGGCGCGCACGACCACCATCGGGAGGTAGGTGATGATGTGGTCGGGGATGCGGGTTTGCACCGTCACCTGCGGGGCGAGATCGGCCCGCAACAGCGCGGTGGTGACGTCGAGGACGTTGACAGCGAACCGCGGCATGGTCAGAACGCCCGGGACAGGGCGTGCACACCCTGCGTGGCGCCGCCCCGTCCGCCGGAGCGGCCGAACTCGATGGCGGCGGCGGCGTGGTCGCCGCGGGTGTCGTCCAAACTGACGAACGCGTCCAAGGATCCGCGGGTGACGGTGATGCGGGACGCACCCGAGTAGCGGTGGGCGGCGAGGATGCCTTCGGCGCGGCCCGCGCCCTTCTGGGCGGTGGCGTACACCTCGGCCTTCACGCCGGGCAGGTGCGCGACGATGTCGTCCGTGTTGGCATACACGGTGGCCATCAGCGTTCCTCCTGCAACGTGCATGTGATGTGGGAGGTGGTGCGGGTGACCCGACGCAGCAGCGGCCCGGACAGCACGGTGAGCCGCATCAACGGGATCGGTGCCCCACCAGCTGCGGCCCATTCGACGCGGGACCACCAGCCGAGCGGGACGAGGTCGTCGCACACCAACTTCCAGGTGGCGTCGACCTGCTGGCCGAGCCGGACGTCGATGGCGGGGAACGCGCCCCGGGTGGACGCCACCGGGTGCACGAGGCACCCGGCGACGACGACCCCGGTGGTGGACGGGCGGCGCACGAAGTTGCCGTACGAGTCCGTCCCGCCCTCTTCGAGATAGACGGTGACGGTGTGCGGACCGTTTCGGTAGATCGACACCCCGCCCCCTCCGGCTACGTGTAGTAGGTGTCGATGGGGAACAGTTCGCAGCCGTACTGGTCCTCCACGAACACGGTGTTGGCGACGCACATGTCGCCCCGGTACAGCGGTTGTGTCCACAGCCCGGTGCGGCCCATCGCCCGCCGGATCGCCTTCTCCTCACCGGGGGTGAGGTAGACGCCCGGGTCGACCCCGGTCCGCTGGTAGGAGTAGTCGCCATCCGATTCCGCGGAGAAGCCGTCCGGGTTGCGGATGGCCCTCTCCACGGCGCGCAGCACGACGTAGCGGATGGTGCCGGGTACCTCGACCGGGTCCCCGGTGGTGGGGTTGATCCAGGTGGTTCCGGCGACGTCGCGGACCAGCGCGGAGGCGTCGTCCAGGAGCGCCGCGACCCGAGCCAGTTCCGGCGACTCCGTGGGGAATGTTCGGCCGAGTCGGGTTTCGACGTCCTGGACCGACGCCAACGCGAACATCAGGTCAGCCCAGGACGATCTTGACGGCGCGGACGAAGCTGGCCGATCCGCCCGCGGTGGCGGTCGCCACCGTCACGGCCGGGGTGGTGCCGCCGGTCAGGCCGGCACCGGACGCGGTCATCTGCGACACGTTCTTGCCGTCCGGGAACGTCACCGTGTACGGGGTGCCCGGGCCGGGGCCACCGGTGACCGACACACCCGACTCGGGCATGTTCGACAGCGCCAGCAGCGCCGACTGGACCGCGGCGGCGGTCGCGTTGTACGCGATCGCGGCGGTGGTCTGCCCGTCCCAGGTCAGCGTGAACGTGCCGCCCGTCGGGGTGCCGGTGATGGTGACGGTCTGGGCCTCGTTCGCACCGTCGGCGACGATGTTGGTGCCGATGTAGGTGTCGTACAGCGACCGGTCCTGCAGGTTGCGGAAGTCGTAGTCGCGGATCCACCGCATCGACAGACCGAACGCGCTGGTCGACGCACCAGCCGAAGCACCGGCGGGGACGACCGGGGCGCGCATACCGAGCACGTAAGCGGTGCGGTGGAACGCGAACCCGACGTTCGCCGGCAGCGCGTTCGACACGACCGCGGTGAAGCCGGCGATGCGACCCAGAGTGGCGTCACGCAGCGCCGAGCTCGAACCCGACTTGTCGACCTGGTGGAGCTCGTCCGACTTGAGCAGCCGACCCTCCATGTCCGCCCCGATGACCAGGAACCGCTCCGTCATCGGCACGTTCGCCTTGTTCAGGGCGATGCGGGCGTCGACGAGGGCGTCGTACTGGTCGCCCTCCGCGGTGCCCATGGTGACGGTGGTGGCGTAGGTGGCGCCGGTCATCTCCGCGGCGACCGCGTTCTCGATACCCTCCGCGACCGCCCGCACCTGCGGTTCCGCGACCTGCGCCCCGAAGTCGACGATGTCCAGGGTCAGGTTCTCGTCGGTGATCGGGATGGCCGAGTACACGTCGGTGTCGAGGGTGACGTCGACCGAGGTCTCCGTCAGCTCGTCCATCGTGATGATGCCCGCACCCTCAGAGGTGGTGGGTCGCACACCGCGCAGCTGCCGCGTACGCGCCTGCGTACGGGCCGGCACACGCAGGGTGATGGTGTCACCCGCAGCGCCGGCGAAGTCGCCGCCCGCGTCGCGCCACACCAGACCCGGGAGAATGATCTCCCGCTCCAGCAGGCCGAGCGCCTGAGCGGCGATCCGCTGCGCCTTGATGAAAGAGTTCGCCACGGGAACCTCCTAGAGGTGAATGAGGGGAGCCCGCAGGCGGCCCGTGGCGGAGCCGTGCGGATGGATCGTTACTGGCGGCGCGGGATCAGCGCCGCCAACTTCCGGGGATCGGTTTCCTCGACGTCCTCGTCCGGTTCGGACCCGCCACGCAGGCGTTCCTTCGGCCGAGACGCCGTCTTCGACCCGGTCGGGGCCGGTGCGAGGAGCGCGAACAACTCGTCCGCGTCCTTCTCCAACTCCTCGTCGGTGTCACCCGCAAGCCGCTTCGCGACCGCCCGGATCTGCGCCGGCGTGGCGTGCTCGGGGGCTTGCTGTTCGGCGACCTCGCGGCGCTTGAGCGCAGCCTCGGCCTTCTCAGCGCGGGTGCGGTGCGAGTCGCGTTCCTCCTCGAGGCGTTGCGCCTCCGACTTGTTCGCGTCCTCGTACTTCTTCAGCGCTGCCGCGCGGGCGTTCGCGTCCTTCTCGTTCTTCCTGGACAGGCTTTTCCACTTTTCGGCTTCGGCCTTCCAGTCCGTCTTGTCGACGGCCTGGTCGTCCGGTCGCTTGTCCGGTGCCCCGGGGGTTGGCTTGTCGCCGGCGTCGGCGAGCAGCTGCTCCGCCTCGTCGTCGGACAGGTCGAGCTCAGGGGTGTTCTCGTCAGCCATTGCGGCCTCCACATGCAGGGCCCCGTTTCGGGGCACAGAAACAACCCCGCGGGGCTGCCGTTGCGGCAGCGCGGGGGTGGTGCTCCACCCGAACAAGGGTGGAAGTCGTAACGCCGCAGCACGGCAGGGCGAAAACGGGCTGTGATGACATTGCTGCGCGCGGTGGTAGTGACGGTGCGCGCGGTCGGCAGGCTGATCGCATCGATCCACCGCGCAACCCTGGTGCGCTACATCAACGCGCACCGGCGCGGACGAGGCCAGCCGGAGATGAACCGCGGCCAACGCCGTTTCACCGCGATCACCGCGGGCGCCGTCGCGATGTTGGCGGTTTCCGCAGTCACCACTGGTGGAACCACCATCGCACCGCTGCCAGCGACTACGTCCGCACCAACACCAGCCGCATCCGGGACGGCGAGCGCAGCGGCCGATCGCGGGCCGACGACCACACCCACCCACGGCGGCGGCGAGTCCGTGACGGTGGCGAAGGTTGTGGATGGGGACACGTTCACGCTGGCCAACGGAGACAGGGTCCGCGTGCTGGGTATCGACTCGTGCGAGTCCGACACACCCGGAGGGCGGGACGCCACCGCGGCGGCTGAACGTCTCCTGCGCGGCTCCCAGGTCACCCTCACCGCGGAACCGGGCGTGGACCGGGACCGCTACCAGCGGCTGCTGCGCTACGTCGTCGTCGACGGACACGACTTCGGCGAGCAGATGGTGCGCTTCGACCACACCGGCGTGTACGCAGGCGCCAACGACGCCTCGCCCGCCTACCTGGCCACTCTGTATGCGAGCGACCTGATGTACGCGGCCACCCCGCCCGCAGGGCGAGTATGCGGTCAAACTCCGCCACCTGCGCCCGCCTACAACCCGCCCAGCAACAACGACGACAGCACCTACGCAGGCCGCAAAGCGAAGGGCTACGTGTGCCGTAAAACCATCCTCTGCTAGGCGACACCGCGGCGACGCTCGTCGCGTTGCTGCTGTTCGTATGCCCGGCGGAACGCGTTGATCGAGTCACGGCCGGAGGTGTTGCGGGTCGTTTCGCGCCACAACTCCTGGAACTCGCGGGCCCGGCCCGGCCACGGCGCCTGCCGCGAGTACACGGGTTCGGCGGTGCAAGCGCACGCGTCGTGCGCGGAGAACCCCGCCGCTGCCTCTGACCCGTACACGGGACCGCGGGAGGCGAGCATGGCGCAGAACGCGCACGGGTCGCCGTCGGTGACGCGTGCCCACCCCAACGCTTGCGGGTCGGCCTCGACCAGGGTGAGGAGCGACCGCCGGCCACCGGTCAACACGTGGCGGGTGGCGGATCCTGCGGCGGCCTGGAACGACTCGTCCCGCACCGTCACCAGCGGCTTGTTCCGTGCGGTCTTCGACTTCTGCGCCACCGGGCCGGTGACTTCCATCGACACCCGCACCGCGCGGTCTTCACGTTCGAAGTTCAGGTCGGGGATCTCCACCCGCGACCTACGCCCCGAACTGCGGGGGACGGCGGCGTCGTCGAAGGTGACGCGGACCCGGCCGCGGTCGGTGTCGGTGGTGTTGCTGCGATGGCATGCGGTGCGGGTGTCGCGGCGCGGCACCGGGTCGATCCGGTTCCGTGCCCGCACCGGCATCGGGACGGGCTCGGCCGGCTGGTCGGTCGGGGCCCACAGTCGCGGGAGCACCAGCTCGGGTGCCCCGCCGGGGCGTTCCTGCTCGGCGAACGCCCCGTAGTAGGCGACCGCCACACGGGCGGACCGTGCCCGGTAGTCCCGGATGAGCCGCACCACCGCTTGGATCCAGCCGGGGCTGGTGTCGTCCAGCCGGGCCGTGTCCAACAGTGCCCACAGGGCGATGAACTCGGTGAGGAACCCGTTGGTGACCTGCTGCTGTTCGAGGCGGTGCTGCTCGGTCAGGCGGGCGCCTTCGGGTGAGGCAGCCATGGTCTACGCCGCGGGCTCGGACGGGCTGGTGTCGGTGAACGACGCCCGGTCGTCGGGGATCGGCTTCTGCTGCCGCGCCAACTGCGCCTGCAGCTTCGTGATGGGGTCGCCCCGTTCGGCGAGCTCCATCCACTCCTGCACGTCGGTCTTCTCCACCCCAGGGATCCGCCCCCACGTCGCGGTCGGCGGCACACCGAGCATGGTGACCATCTTCCCGAGCGCGTCCGCGGCCTGCGCCATGGACCGGATCTCCATGTCCTGCCAGGTCACCCGCCCGGTTTCGTCACGCGCCCAGGAGTCGAGGCCGTCCACGGATGCGGCGAGCTGCAGAGTCTGGCGGTGGGAGGCACCCATCGACTTCTGGCGCTCCACCACCTTCTGATTCAGGCTCGCGCGCGCGGCCGCGAGGGCCTCTGCGGAGAGGTTCGCGAGTTGCCCGGTGAGCTCATGCGTCGGGGTCTGCGAGACGGCGGCGAGGGTTTCGACGTCGTGGCGGTGCGCGGCGATGAACCCGTCGAGGGGGGTTTCGTCGAGGGTGCCGAACTTGGTGTCGGGGTCCTCGGCGACGAGGAGGTCGTCCTGGCGGAGCCGCAGCTTCGCGCGGACCGCTTGCTCTTCGGTGTCGGGTTCGGCCATGCCGGCGACGGTCCGCACCTTCCACGACGAGAAGTGCTGGGTGATCAGCCGGTCGTAGGAGGTGCGGTTGATCCGCGCGGCGAGCGGGATGAACGGCTCCACCTCACCGCTGGCGCGGCCTTCGAGGTCGAGCATGTTGGCGTACCTGACGATCGGGCACACCCCGGCGTCGTGCAGGCGGAAGTCCTGGTAGGTGACTTTCGTGCCGGAGTCCTCGATGGTGAGGGTGTGCACGGCCTGGTCGTCGAACACCAGCACGTCGTGCCGGTCGCCCTTCG